ATGCCTGATTGGTATCAATATACTCTTGGCGTAATCGTAGCCGCGTCATTTGGTGTAAGATCAGCAACAAAGTTTTTTGGGAGAAAATAATGTCAGATTTAAAAATACCAGTAGCATTAGTTTTTGCTATGGCTGTGCAATTAGTTGGTTTAGTTTGGTACATAAGCAATATCGTGCATGATATTGAGCATCTTCAAGGCCAAGTATCAGCGCAACAAGACATCATAGATATTTTAAATGATGATGTAAATGATTTGTGGGTATTCTGTACATTCACTGAAAATAAATGGGCAGAAGCTTACATAGACGATATGGTTTACGAGCGAGTATGTGGATCAAAAGAAGTTAAAAATTAATGTATACCTATAAAATAAAAGAAATCGTTAGAGTTATAGATGGTGATACTGTTGATGTTACAATTGATTTAGGTTTTGATCTTACAAAATTGGAACGTGTTCGATTGGCAGGTATTGATACACCAGAAAGCCGAACAAAAGATTTAGCAGAAAAACATATGGGTTATGAAGCGAAAGCATATCTTATTGAACTATTGGATGCTGCGGATGATCTTATCGTAAAAACAGAAAAAGATGGAAAATTTGGAAGAATGTTAGGAGAGTTTTTTAATAATAAGTTTTCTACATATTCAATCAATCAACAATTAATCGATGAAGGTTATGCTTGGAAATATGACGGTGGGTCTAAGAAAAAAGATTTACAAGAACTCATAGATCGAAGGAAAAAATATGTCAAAATCTCTTAAAAAGTTACAAGAAAAAATAGGCACAAATGCAGATGGTTCTTTTGGTCCTAATACCGCAAGAGCAATTTGCAATCATTATGTACTTAATGCAGAGCGTGGATCACATTTTCTAGGACAACTTGTTCATGAGTCTGGAACATTTAAATATACTGAAGAAAATTTAAATTATTCAACAGAAGCTATCTTAAAAGTATTTGGTAAGTATTTTAAGACTCAAAGTGATGCAGAGCAGTGTGCCAGAAACCCTCAGGCGCTTGCTGATAAGGTTTATGGCAATCGGATGGGTAATGACGGTCAAGGTTATTTATGGCGCGGTAGAGGCTTTCTGCAAGTTACAGGCAAGAACAATTACGATCAATTTTGTGCAGATATGAATTTACCAGAAATAATGTCAGACCCAGATTTGGTTTCTAGTGATTATCCAATGGAAAGCGCGATTTGGTTTTTCAAAAGAAACAAGCTCTGGGATATTTGTGATCAGGGGGTAAATGATGAAACAATCAAAACACTCACAAAAAGAATTAATGGCGGTTATAACGGTCTTAAACACAGAAAAGAAGAAACTTACAAAATATATAATTGGTTAAAATGAAGACCTCAATTGCATACACAGGTAAGCTTTCCCAAAGACAATTAGTAAGGTTAGGCGGTCTAATTGCTTTTGTTTGTGGTCGTCGTCCATATGATACAATCCTTAATGATCTAACTGAAAATGGTTTTGTTTCTAATTATGACAATAACCTAGAACTTACAGACCTTGGAAGGCGAGAGTTAACTAGGTTAGTATCAATGGCAGGTTTGAAACCAGAACAATTTACTGATAAAGCGTATAAGGACGAGGCTTTGGCTTCACCAGTTCATTAGAAGCAACATCTGATCCTTTGCAATAAACGTGAACATTTTTGTGTGATGCAAATGGAACAAAGGTATCTCTTATTCTAGCTTTGTTATGTGAGCAGGTATCGTAGCTTGGGAAAACCAAATGATATTTTGTTTCTTCGCCTTCAATAAAAAAGCTTAAAACCATGATTGTATAATATTTTAGCATTGTATCTTTTCTCCTCTTTGAATATTATTTTTCGGGGGAAGGTCTCCTATACTTCCCCACGATTTCCCTTATAACGATTTTCTACAAATCCGTTGTGCCGATATTTCAAAGATTTGTTTTGAAATTTTGTTTGTTCTTGATCTGCTACGGCTTCCATAAGAATAGCGATTTCTTCTTCTGTAGGTAATCTATTAAATTTCTTTTTAAATGCCTCAATGTAATTCATATGTTATAACCCTTTTTTCTGAGTTCAGCTTTAAAATCTTTAAGTTCTTCTTTAGCCTGATAATAATTATTTGTGGCGTTTGAACTTGCATCATCACGCCATCTTTCTTTTTCCCAGTAATCAACTTCTTGTTTAAGAAACCTTAGAAAAGCTTTGTCATTTTCTGATAGTTGTTTTTTTTCCATTATGTGCCTTTCTAAATTGAATTTCATTGTTGTAACAAAATGTTCTCAGTTGAACAGGATTGATTTGAAGAATTTCAGAAGTAGCATTTAAGGTAAATCCTGAGTCTGCATACATTTTGATTTTGGAAATTTTCATTTCGCGTTTTGCTCGTCTATATTCTGATAATGCCTTATTGTAAATTTCGTCTGTCACGATCTTGCTTCACTCTCAAAACATATTCATGGTTAATTATTCCAAGATCAGGATTGCCAACAATACAAGGTTGTATCCATTTACGATCTTTTACACGTCCTTGAGGGTCTTTTGTTATACGCCAATGACCTCGCCTTACGTGCTGTCTTTTTGGTGTACCGTGTCCAGTAAACAATTGGTGATAAACATTTACACCGCTTTTAGGTAACTCAATTTCAATTACCTTAGTTTCATATTGAGGTGGCTTCTTGCCCCATATGACAGGCGCATTTACTTTCTTTGGTCGAATAAATTCTCTTACATATCGTGGATAATTTAACAAAGAAAATACTGCTACGATAAAACGGAAGTCACCATCATATCCATTTGCACTATTAATAGCGTGTTCATTTGCTGTCCACTTATCTTTAAGTCCAGTATTCCATATAAGATCACCCCATTCATTCATATGCAAAGCGCAATGTTTTTGAAGTGATTTCAATCTATGAATACCTTCATCATCTTTAAATAATTTATTATATGCACCGCCAACAAAAAGACGTAGAGTTTCTTCATTATCATAATTTGGCATATGCTCCACATTAGCATCATCACCGAAATCAATTACCCATCCATGATGTGCCATGTTTAATTGAAGTCCACTTTTACGACCATCACCTTTATCCTCTGAATCACAGGTTGAAAAAACAAAACCAAAAGCATGATCGGTAAAAATGTTATTATCTAACTTGTTGATGTAATAACCTACATCATTTGCAACACAACTTTCATTTGCATCAACAGGTATTCCAAGTTCTTCAAATTTTTTTTGTAAGGCTTCCCATCTTACCATTTCATTCCACTCAATGAACATTTGATCAAAACAGGGAATAGCTTTTGGGAAAAGTTGCATGATGTATTTTGGATAAGAATATGCAAGTTCAACAGCATTTCGGACAAAATTATCTGAAAGTGTAATTCTCTCACATTGGGAATATGCAATTCTATTTTGTCTACACCAATACAGAAATTGTTTTCTGTTTTTCCCCTTGCTTAATTTATACATATCTTTCATGCTTGCTTGTGGTGTAGAAAGACCACCAAGAACACGTTCATAAAGACTGAGCTCATGACGCTCCCTAAATGTCTTAGGTTGGTTTATTGACCAAAATCTAGATGGGTCATTAGGACTCAATGTGTTTTCCCAATATTCTTGTGCTCTTTTGTTTGTTTCGGGAAGTCCTATTGGACTACCACTTCTTTTTAAAAAAGCTTGTCTTTGACTTTCCATTAACGGCTTTTTTGCCATGTCGCACTCCTCAATGTATTACAAAAAAACTATCCATAAATATGACCGCTAATCCCATTGCAATCGCAAACAGGAAAGCGATCCAGTAATCTTGTCGATCCATTATATCTTCTCCAGATTTACATCATTTTTTAACCAAGCTTCTACTTCTTGTAGTGCCTTAACATCTGGATACTCTCCTAGATTTTCTTCTTGATCATCACGTTGGAATTCACCGTCAACAAAATCAGTAAAATCTACAATGCCAGAAACATTTTCTAATGATGCATCTTCATTCATGTAATGAAAACCAACACTGACTGCATTCATGTGAACAATCCATGCTTCCGCAATAGCCATTGCATGACTCATATCGCGAGCATCAAATTCCTCCATAAGAGGTGCTACTGTAAATGGTTGATTGATTTCAACATGAACCGCAATGTGACCGTTTGGTACTGTGCCGTTTAATCTAGCAAGTCTTTTAGTTGCTGCAGTCTTGCTCATTAAGAATTTTTTTGTATATGGCATTGTTGCCTCCTATATTGCCTACAATCAGAGTAACAAAAGGTGTCAACTATGTCAACACCTTTTTTAATTATTTTATAACTTTTTTTAAATTAAATAACACAAGTGACATTTAGAAATATTTTTGTCACCATTATAAGGAGTACCATCGATCCGTGTGCATTGCTTTTGCAATTTCATTCTCTCGCAATCTACGAGCGTTCTCTGGATTTCCCAAGTGATCCGTATGCGTAGCCCATTCAGTCAATGTATTATACAATGCCCAAACATTGTTTCCAATGTTAGCTCTGTTTTCATCCCACATACGCAAAAGTTCTTCTCGTCTTTTTTTATTAAATTGAATATGATCAGGATTTTTTGTTCGTTGTTTTACTTTACACAACATATCATTGAGAAATGACTCTGCGGTTTCATTGTCAATTTTAGAATCAACATATGATTTAAATAAAGTGTCTGAAAGTTTAAACGCTTCAAAACCTGTCAAGATTTTTGCTGATGATGATTCAACAGATACATGAGTTGTATGTTTTGCCCAAGTCTTAGCTACAGTGTTTGGAGTAGTGCAACCGTTCTTGCACCACAATCTAAACGCTTCCGCGGATTGTTGGAATGCCCAAGTTGTATCATATGAATTATAAAACTGAATTCTAAATGTGCAGATGTCATCTACTTGTGGTTCTATTTTCCAATCAGGAAAGTTTACCTCGCCTCGAAGTTTTCTACCACCGTCAATGACATGAAACTTCTCTTCATAAGAAGTTCCAAGAGTATTAGCTACGTCATCAATAGAATCCATGATGCTGTTGACAACATCACTATGGGTTATGATTTTGTATCTATCACCAACTCCACGACTCATGTGTTCACCAGTATCAGTACGAACAACCACACGATTACCTTCAATCTTATTACCATGACGATCATAAGTTTCTTGTAATTCAACTGGGAAATCCCAAGAGGGATTTGTAAAATCTAACATATCATTCTCCTATTTTATTTTCCATTTAATACAAGATTTGCCCCACTGAGTTTTTCCTCTCAATCCACTATCAATGACTTTGCCGCTATTCTGCAATTCACTCAATCGAGGTTGAACACTCCCATAAGGACGTTTCAAAATCCAACTTATTTCCTCAGTGGTCAGAGGAGTGTTCGAGTTTTCTAGTAATTGATAAACTCGATCTCTTATTGTTAATTTTGCTTCTGTATTATTAGATGCAGCTTTTTTACTGGTATCTGTTTTTTGATAACCAATTCCAGTTTTTCTAAAATAACCGCTAGTCCAAGTTGTTTGATTATTTGTCATTGCTTCCTCCAAGCACTATTCATAAAAAGCCAAATCAAAACCCCAATAGGTTTCGCAATGACCCCATTGGCCATCAGCAAAAACACCGCAAGCCCATTCGAAAGGTCCACATTCCCAAGAAACGTGCCATGCTTTTCCAACGTATCCATGTTCTAATGATTCTTGTGGATTTTTAATCCAAACCTCATGTTTGGGATCATATCCAAGTTTGTGACACAAGTCACAGATCGCTTTGTACAATCCTTTAGCTGCACTAGCTTTTGTCTTATAATCTTTTGGGTTCCAATCTAAATTGAACCATCCTTCACCATTTGAGTATACTTTCATTTTTTCGCACTCCTAAAAATTTATTTGAAAATTTCATCCAAAGCAGATTTTACATCTTTCATGTTCGATTTTCTAACAATGGTTTGTTCATTGCTGTCTAAACCAATCCATTCACTGTTACCATTACACTGAATGAAACCTTCTTTGTATTCCCACATATTTGTCATGTATTTGACTAAATTCACTTTCTATTCCTTTCTTAAAATGCCTAGCTTTTTTTGTGGTCGCTTCACTGCTTCCCCACTACTTAGGACTTTTGGTAGTGGCGGGTCTGTATCACCTTGCTTAGACATAGATTTCAACTCATACAGACGGAGCTTACTCTCGCTTTTTGTGTCTTTAGGTTTTCGCTACAACAAATTGGTTCGCCTCCTTTTTTTGTTATACAAATAGACTAGCATACCTAAAAACAAACGTCAACCCCTTTTGTTAATTATTTTTAGAATATTTTTATACTTGTTAAAAACCTTTTTAAATAAGGTAACATTAGCTGTTGACATCTGTTTTAAAAAATGGTACTCTATAGTATAAGTAAAAAAAGGAGTGCGAATGAGACTAGAAGATTTTACAGATGATCAACTTGATAAGTTGAAAAAGAATAATCCACATTTGGATGATTTCATCAAAGACGCAAATCGAAAGCCAAGACAATATACTTTTACCAAACAGGATGTGAGGAAGAAAGCGATCAAGGTGTTGGCGGTTATAGCTGATCTTAATCAGACCGAAAGGTATCGAGTTTTAGAACACGCTATGAAAGTGAATGAGGTCTAAGATGGAAAGAGGTAAAGTAAATCCTCAAGGGGGCAGGCTTCGGCTTGTCCCTGTTGAGCCAATGGATGATCAGTCTTTGGATAAACAAGCTCGACAATATATAAAGGCAATGAAAGTTAAAATGCCTTTGGAAGAAGTTAAAGAGCGTTTGAAAAATGAGTGGTTAAATGAAACTTGGATTAATGATATGTATCAAGTATCAGTAATGCGAAATGAACAAGCTGACGAAATGGTTCACAGCAAAGAACTAAAAGGTAGATGCACTTGGATTTCTATAAAACGGAGAGATAAGAAAGCAATTACCAGTTGGCAAGACTTACAGACAATCAAAAATAGATTGTGCGGTCGTGAAACAGATGCATTTCAAATTTTTCCAAAAGAGAGTAGAATGCACAACACAGTCAATCAATATCATTTGATTGTGTTACCAGAAGAAATTACGTTTCCTTTTGGGTGGATGTTTAGGGCGGTGGTTACAAAGAACCTGAGTCAAAACAAACATGGTGTGGTGCAGACGTTTAATGGAGAAAGATTGTAATGTGCGAAAAGTGTGATGACATAGCAGATGATTCAATCGCAATCGCAAGAGGGGAGGGTGTCACATTCGAAAGGATGTGTCACTACCTTCCAACTGTTATCGAAGCATTAGGGTTTGAGAATAGACCAATCAATTTAATTCCTATTATTTTTTCAAAAAAGAATAATCAAGGAACCAACATTATAGTTATATTAGATGAAGAAGGAACTCACATAGTTGATCTTGCTGCACTTGACATGGAAGTTGAAAACGAACTAGTTCATTGATATGTCAATACGAACTGTAAAATTTCGCGTGGATGGTCAACCGAAAGGCAAGGGTCGTCCACGTTTTACATCTAAGGGTTTGGCTTATACGCCAACTGAAACAAAGGAATATGAAAAACGTATTCAACAAGCTGCATGGGTGCAAATGGCCTCCCAAAAATTAGATGCAAGCACTAGAAGGTGCAGCGTAATAATAGAAGCAGTGATGGAAATTCCTAAATCATATAGCAAAAAGAAAACACTTGATTGTCAATCTGGTGTTCTTGTTCCGCCTCGACCGGATATTGATAACATTGTGAAAGCCGCATTAGATGGATGCAATCAAGTTGTTTTCCAAGATGATGCTCAAGTGTGGCACATATCAGCTTTCAAAAAATATACTCAAGTTGGACAAATCCCTCACTTAGCTATAAAGGTTCAATGGGATGAACCTTCTCAGTGTATGAGTAATCTGAACCATATTTGATTCGCCAAAGCTGTGGTTCTTTGTGAATAGCGACTTTTGACAAATCCCAAAGTCCTTGATGGTGACCTTCACACAACGGTATTGCATCATAATCAGATGTTTTGCGAGTACTGAATCGATCATGAATTGGATGATGTGCAGTAGTGACACTATTTTGTGGTTCATGATGCTCTTGGCAAATGATGCAAGGCAATGATCTAATGTAGTCAAGATACTTTGAATCTTTTGTTTTGGTTTTAAATTTCAAACCGAGTGGTGGTCGTTTCGCTAAATTTGTCATTTTTTAGCCTCTTTATAAATTGATGCCAATACCACATTCTTTGCTCATGATTTTTTATTCTACCATCTTTATTTGGTTTTCTTTTGCAATGTTCTCTTGGTTGTGCTCCACATTTTGGACACGGCATTGCTCTTATCATAATCATTTCATCGCTGTAATGGGTCATAGCCAATTGTCTCTGACAGTTTTTTCATCGCGTGATCAAAATACAAATTGAATTCCTGTTGATCCATTTTCCTCATAGCGATTGAGTCAGGCAGATAATAAACTCCTCCCATTTCACTTGCAACCGTTTGATAATATCCACACGCCATTTTTAAATCACGGTGCAAATGATCCACAGTTGCCCAACGTCCTGTCGCTTTGACCACTGATGATAAAATAGACCAATACATTTTGTGATGTTCAAGAGAGCGATCAAGATGGGGTGTTACCGTGAAGACCTGCCCTCTTGGACACATTGCTAACTGTTCAGCATCAAATGCGCTTACTGGCTCAAAATCACCTTTGTCATTTAATCTCACAGATATGCTTGGCTTATCATTCAAAACGGAATTTCATCATCCATATTTTTAAAATCAGTTGTGTCTTGATCAGTTTCATATTCTTGTGAACGCTTGCCTAAAGTTACAGCATGAGCATTTATGTTCAAATATGTTTTATCATTATATTCTTTGGTAAACAAATCTCCTGATACAGTGACGCTTGAACCTTTCTTGATATAATCACAAACTGCTTTCCCTGCTTTTCCCCAATAAGAGATAGTAAACCAAATCGTTTCTTTTCTTCTCCTATCAGAGACAGCAACATTGAATGAGCAAACATCATCACCATTTTGAGTAGTACGAAGTTCTGCATTTGATCCAACATTACCTGATACAACAATATTTTTCATTATCCCAAACCTAACTCTGCTTCACGCTCACGATACACTTGATTTAAATTATCTGCAGTATCATTATCAAACTCTCTAATTTGTTCAATAAGTGAACCTGCTTCTGTTGCAAAACCTATGAGTTGTTCTGCAGTACATGATTTCAATGCTCTTGTAAGATTTTCACCACGTTCTAATAATTTAAGTTGTTTAGGTGGCTTTCTATTTGACTGTGATTGCGATACAGCTTGCTTCATTTTCATATGTTGCTCACCGTTTGCAGTGTTACCGTCATCATCCTGTACTGGAACACCAGTAAGTGCTATAAGACCATATCGCCTTGCATACGTCAAAGCGCCCCCGAGAGACTGCATATCAGCTTTTTTAAACTCTAGATACACTTTGCTTGTAAAAGCTTCTCCTGTCGCGTGTATAAGCTTTGTTTCAAGGTACTGTCCAAATTCATCTGCACCACCTTCTTGAATTATAGCAAATTCATGTTTGTGGAATACAGGAAATACTGCATCTTGGATAGCATTTATATCTGCATATTTATTTCTAAGAAATGGATTTTTAGCATTCTTGATAGCTACACCAAGGTCGCTCTGTGCTTTAATAAAAGCTTGTATTGCTTCACTCATTTTATTTCATCCTTATTGATATAGTTTCAGAGGTTTGTACTAATTCTGCACCGTCAATCTTGACCCCTGCTTGTAATTGTTTTTTGATTTCTGTTTTATCAGGTGTAACGGTCACCTTGCAAAGCTGTGATGGAATATCCTTCACATTAGTAATATTAACTACGTCTACTCCTTTCCTTTCTGAAATTGTTGCAATGGCATGAGGTATTTTCTTTTGACCTGTCCATTTCATTACTTTGTGTAAAGAATTTTTTATATCATCTTTACGTTTAGCTAGACCACTTTTTCTTGTGATGTATTTATTTATTAGTAAATCAATAGCATCAATTTGACTTTCTGTTTCTAACAGCCTTTCTAACATAACACCCACAAAATCAAGAATGTCTGTTTCCCCATCAAGCGTATCCCAAAAAGCATTTAGGTCATCTTTATGATCGTCTAATTGTTCAGCTACTAATGTAATTAATGTGCTATCAATTTTCATTTGCTGCCCCATTTACTTTATCAATATGTAATTGTTTAAGGGGATTTGCTTCTAAGTATTTTTCTGCATCTATTTTTGCATCAATACCATTTACCTCAAATGCTTTATTGATTGCTTCATCTAATACTTTATGAGCATCCATTGGAAACTCTCTACGTTTTAATTCTTCAAAAGTAATATCTTTATTTTCTAAAAGCTTTGTAAGCCATTTTTGATGTTCAAGTATTGCTTGAGAAATAAATAATTGAATTATAACTGGTGATGTATATTTTACGTTCATTTTACATTTTCCTATATTGCCTATTTACTTTATTTAAACTAGTAGTTAACTATTGTAAAGTGTAAATTAAAAAAAGTAACAAAATAAGGAAAAAATATGGAAGAAACTGATTTTAAGATGCTTACTGCTGATCAAGTAAGAAGTAAGCTGCAAGATAGAAGGCTTGCCATTGTTGCAGAAAAATGTGGTCTTACCTTTATGTCATTGTCTCGTATAAGAAAAAATGACGGTAATCCATCTTCTAATACTTTGGAAAAGCTATCTAGGTATTTCAATGATCACCCATAAAAAAACCCATCTGCTATTAAAACAGATGGGCTTAAGGCAATATGAAGTTTGCATAAACGCAAAATGTCATATAGTATATTGAAGTGCGAACCTGTATATACTGAGGACACCTTTACATATTTTTTCTCAGTATGACAATAGATAATTTATGAAAGGTAAAAGTAATGTCACATATAGCAACAAATTGGGCTTGGCAGATAAAAGGTCTAAGACCTTCTACCAAGATTGTTTTGCTGCATTTAGCAGATAGACATAATCCTGATAATGGATGCTTTCCAAGCATTAACTTATTAGCAAGAGATTGTGAAATGTCTGTTAGAACAGTACACAGTAAAATTGAAGAATTGGAAACTAAAAAACTTATTACTAAAGTTCCAAGACATAGACCAAACGGTTCCCAAACATCAAATGAATATATTTTAAATATTTCAAATAATGGGGTGCAAAAATTGCAGGGGGGTACTGCAAAAATTGCAGGGGAGTCTATGCAAAAAATGCAGACCCTTAACCCTGTAAGTAATAACCTTGTAAATGAACAAATAATATTTTGGGAGCAAATGTTTGAAGAAATGTGGTTGTTGTATCCAAAAAGGATTGGTAAGGGTGCAGCAAAGCAAGCTTGGTTGAAAGCTTGTAAAAAAATAAATGTAGGTGAACTTAAAAGTTGTTTACGTTGTTACATTGATACAATTTCAAATGCTGATAAAAAGTTTATCCCACATTTAGCGACATGGTTAAACCAAGAGCGTTGGAACGATGATTTAGAAAGCCATGAAAATATTGATAATAATTTCAGAAGTATGGTGAATGATATAGCGAGGGTTCGGAATGACTAATATTGTTTTGTATAAAGATACATTAAATGAAAATGAGTTAACAAAGCATCGAGCATTTATTGCAGTAAAAGCACAGGCTTTGATGGGAAGATATTTTCAATTACCACAAGATGATCTTGTGAAGAGAGATATTCTTTTGGGTTGGATGGATACGTTGCAAAATTTTACACAAGATGAAATATCAGATGCCTGTAAATCATATTTGAAGGAATATCCAAGAACAAGACCACATGAAGGATTGATTTATAATTTAATAATTAGGGAAAAGAAAAAGAAAACTCCATTACGAAGGTTACCTGTAAAGAATACAGTTCCTGATAGAAACCTTACCAATGAAGAAAGACGGAGAATTTCACAAGAGGTACTAGGCAAGTATGCAAAAAAATGATATAAATCTGTTTATAAGTTTTTGCTCATACAATTCTCCTCACAACTAGACCTTCCTTGGAGGGTCTTTTTTTATTTATTTTAAATACTATTGCATAAAAATTTATAAACATTATAAAATATTTATAAATGTTGTTAGGATATAATATGGCAAAAGATCAATGGGCGGCTGAAAAGATAATTAAAAAAAAGGTGAAAGAGCTAATACCTTATGACCGAAATCCAAAAATACATCCAGATACTCAAATTGATCAACTTGCGAATAGTATCAGAGAATGGGGTTGGACTCAACCAATTCTTATAGATGAAAATGATCAAGTATTAGCAGGGCATGGAAGGCTTTATGCTGCAGAACAATTGGAATTGGATGAAGTACCATGTGTAATAGCATCAGGTTGGTCAGATTCAAAAAAGAAAGCTTATGTAATCGTAGACAATAGGTTAGCAGAAAAAGGACAATGGGATAATGCTCTTTTATATTCTGAGTTAAAATCAATTGTTGATGATAATTTTGATCTTTCTGTTGTGTCAATGGAAAATGAATTTGATTTTATGGACTATCAACCAAATTTGGAACCGTCATTTGATTATAAAGAAATAGATGAAAAAGCTTTGATAAAAGCAGGAGAAGGCATGATGGGTTCTATTGATTCAATAAAAAATGATAAATCCAATGAAGGTTTAGAAGTAATGTGTCCTTATTGTGCAGAGACATTTAAAGTAACAGGGGTCTAATGAATAATAAAATCATTTTTGATTTATTTGCTGCACAAAAATGGCATTTTGCAAAAACGATGGCTACAATCCCACACTTTTATGTAAGAAAAAAAGAATGGGGAAATGATAAAGAATTTGAAGAAGTTGTAAAATGGATAAGAAAATACGGTGTTTCTGAAAAGTTTTATAATAAAAGTTTTGTTTATTTTTATCTTTATGAATGGAAGTATTGGACTATGGGTGCAGCAGTAAAAAAAACAGAAATAATTAATAGAGCAAGATCACGATGATATATAACTCTGCTCTCAAAAACGGTACGAAACAGATAGTAGGATTGAAGCCAACAGAAAGGTTTGATTATGATGGGTGCATAGGTTTGAGAAGAAATATAATTACAGAAGGTTATTTTTCCGAGCTTGAATCTTGTGATGTTATTTATTGTGAGCCACCATTTCCAGCAGGTATTAAAGTTTTTGATGTAAGAGCAAAAGAGAAAACAATTTCTTACAATGAATTTTCATCTAAATTTGCAGAACTTTGGGATGATCTTTCACATAAACCAAGATTAGCAATCACTAATAAAAAACTGGAGAAATATCTTCCAAAACCAGATTTGCAGGTAAAAGTAAAATTAAACACTCATTGGGAAACTTTGAGTTGTTGGGGTGTTGAGGTGCCTCAAGGAATGACCAATTTACAAGTATGTCATTTTTTAGGAAAAAAATATTCTCGTATAGGTGATGTGACTTGTGGATATGGAATACCAATCTTAAATTTTAAGGTAAGTAAAAAAGGTAATACTTTTGTAGCGTCTGATTATGATGCTCATTGCATTACCGTTCTTAGGAATTTATTAAATGAAAATATTTCTTAAAGAAAATGTTTGGGATGAGGCTCTCAAACGTATTGATAGAATATTTGAAGAA